TGGCTTCTGGTGATAGGAACTTTTGGGCGGCAGCTAGGGCCTTGTCGGGGTCCCTTAGTTCTAATAACTCAGCCATTTGTTTAGAGTTATCTACATTGCCTATGCCTATATTTTGGGACGTAGCAAGGTCTATCTTTTTGGTAAGTTCTTGGGCTTCTACATTAGGGTTATTTAAAAGCTCTTTGTATAAAGCTGCTTGTCTTGCAAAGCGTTGCAGTTCGCGGGTCCGTTCTGCTCCTGCTTTTCCTGTGGCCTCAAAGCTCCTTGCTACAGCTTTCAGGAAGCCTTCGCCAAGGTCCACAATGGTTTCGTTAATAGCCCCAATATTATCTGGTGGGTCTATAGATTCCCTTTCGTAGTTCCGCTGTAGCTCTTCTGCGTTTTCGGCAATCGCTTTTGCTCTAGCAGTTTTGTTAAGGATATTGTCCTGTTTGAACAGCGGGTCCTCTGCGGATATAGTGCCGCTTCCTTGGGTTACTTCGGCTTTATTGAGTTCGTTAAGCTCATCAAATATCGCTTGTACTTTATCGTCACTAAACGAACCGTCATCACTTTTAAAAGCCTCTACGCCATAAATCTCTTCAAAAAGTTTATACTCAGGACCCATTTTAAAGAAATCACCTGACTCTTGAGGTATTTTCCTGCCGTTTTCCTTTAAGAAGTCTAAGAAATCTTGGGGTGTTGGGTTTGCTGTTTTGTCGCCATTGACAAACTCAGCCACCGCATCAACTACAGGTTCCAAATAAGGACGCACAGCTTCCGTTAGCTTTTCACTTTGGTCAATCGCGCTGTTTACTTTTGCGTCTAAAGCAGTTCGGTCTGTTGGAAAGACATTTTCAAGCATAGAAGCACCAGCTCCCGCTGCGGCCTCAGATAAGGCTTTTGCTGCGGCTTCTGTTGAAACGCCTTTTGCTTTTTCATGGGCCGCTGTGAGAACCCCAAGTATTTCGTTAGGCGTTGCGTGACCGCCAGCTACCAAGTAGGCAATCTTTTGGCCTAGCTCTGTTTTTGAAGCGTCTTGCGTGGGGTTATTAGCGGCTTCTGCGTATGCTTGAAGTAAGTCAAGATTGAAAAAGGTTGTATCAAACTCACCGTTTGGTTTTAGGTAAGGCGTCTGTTGACCCCCAATAAAACTTTGTACTTCCTTCAGAGTAGCGGGAACAATAGGGTCACCGTCTTCTGTTTCTGCCGGTGGTGGTGGTGGAGGATTACCGTCAGGACCGCCAGCAGGGTTTCCACTACTGACATTTGTGGTCATATTTGAGTATTTTTGTAAGAGAGTATCAGCTTTGGCTTGTATGCTAGTGGCTATTTCTGTGTCAGTTAACGCGCTTCTTCTGGTAAGCTGTTGCCTTATAAAGTCATTCAATTCCGCTGTGGCTTTCCCTGCAATAAGTGCCCTTTCTGGGTTTGGGCCAAATCCTCCAGAGGTATTCGCCCCCATAACGGAGTTTTTAAGGTCACTTCGTATGGTGTCTAAACCCAAGTCATTTAGAAGTTGCTCATCCAGATTATTGTTTAACGCAATTAAATCAGCAGTTTCTCTAGGGGTAAGACCCCCCACTTCTGCCATTGCCCTAATATCTTTGGAGTCAAGAACTTCTGTGGGATTAGTAATATCGCTAGTCAACTCGGATATAACAAGAGGGTCAGTCTTTTGTGTGACCTTGCCTCTGTTTGTATATAAGTCATTAAGGGCGCTACCTTGCGAACCGCCGTATTCTTGGTTCAACCTTTGGAGTTCCTGTCTGTCGCTCTGTGTCGTTTCCCACCACTCTTGGGTCCACTCGGCCTCATATCCTGCTTTTTGAATATCTGCAAAAATCTCATTAATTCTGTCTTCGCCAGCCTCTTCATCGTCCTCGTCTTGGCGTTTTTCAGAGGCATCAATAAGCTGCGTGACGTTTCTCTCTGCCTGTGCAAAGCGGTCTTTGTAGACAATACCGAAAGTACCTACATTCAGCTTTAAACCATTGAGCATCCGAAGGACTGTTTCTGCACCAGCGCGGTCCCCTTTATTAGCAAGGCGTTCGCTTGTTCCCGTTAGAAAATTCTCAGCCATTTGAACAACTGCTTTAGGGTCTTGCCCTTGGTCAATTATGGCTTGAACGTGAGCGTTTATTTGCCCTGAGAAATTTAAAGAACCTTTTGAATCACTCTCTTCCCCGCCTATAGGGTCAAAGAAAGTTTTATCGTTAATTGTGGTCTGTACTCCCTCAAGAATACCCACCATCCCATCGCCCCAAGCTCTCATACGGGCTTTCTTGGCTTGGCTTATGCGGTGTTCAAAGTTTCGCTGTTGAACCTGTCGTTCATAGGTTTGTGTTACCGCTGCAAACTCATCGTTAAACAGGTCACTACGGAAGCTAGATAGATTGTTAGCCTCAACGTATTTCCCTCGTTCTTCAGCAACAAACGCATTAAAATCAAAACCACCAGAATCTTTCTTTTTGTTCCACTCAAGGGTCAGAGCAGAGCCGAAGGTACTTGCATGGTTTCTTAGTAATTGACGGGCAAAGCCTTCGACCCAAAAGGGAGACTGAAGTTCGTTAATCTCTCCGCTTCTAATTTTAGCAGACATTGCTTTGCGTTCTTCAGGAGTAGCCTCATAGAATGACTTTTCGCCTAAATTCGCTTGTTTTTCTCTGTCTTTAGTAACCTTATCAGTGATAAAGTTATCAAGTGCGGGATTTACGGTACTTAGCGCACTAAGTATCTGAGCATATTGTTGGTTCTTCTGTGGGGCCGCTGGCCGTACATAGGTATCAACGGGTCTAGCGACTACCGCTGATGTTTCACCCATCGCTCTCAAGCGAGAAGTATCAACTCTGGCTCTTGGTCTTCTAGCCATTGGTGGCATCCTTCAAAAGTTAACTCAGTTAATTATTAGACCTCAAAAGCTGGTTCATTGGGGTTGTTGATTTTGTTGTATTTGTTGTAGCCTTGTAGACCCAACCCAGCCATTTGAAGCCCAGCCCCTAGGAGACTTGGGGCCGTTGGAAGGGCCATGTTGTTGACCCTACCTTGAGCCTGAGATTCCAAGGCTTTACGGTCATAAATCCCTTGTTGCTGTATGGCATCAAAGTTCCTATTGATTGTCCCTTGGTTGTTCAGCTTGGTTCTCTCAATGTCTGCCACAAGTGCAGCTATAGACATTCCAGAAACCCCAGCTTCACCAGCGGAAGCTATGGTTCTACCTTTGACCTTTGCGGCCTCAATCTTGCTTGCCATAGCTTTATCCAATAGGGCATCCCGTTCCTGAGATTCCCGAAGGCTTAACTGCCCCGCTTGTTCCAACATGGATTGCTGGGCCAAGAGCCTATTGGTGTTATACTGCTGTTGTTGGGCTACAAATTGTTGCTGGTCGGCTTTGTAGTTCATAAAGGTTGAACCTACGGAAACCGCTGTGCCAACCGCGCTCAACCCTGTGCTTACCGCTGCGGCTCCCTCGGCTGCGCCAAGTGCCATACCTATCTGTGCAAAGCACATGGCTAACTCCTTATTCTTACAAATTCATAGAAGGGCTGGGGGTGAACCCCGTAGTTAGGCTTTAGGGATATGAAGGTAAAACCTAGTATCTTGAGCCATTTGATAGCCCTCTTGTTTTCCTGAGACACAAAGTTGGTTAGAACTTGGTATCTCTTTTGTACCTCAGTTACCCATTGTTTGTTCTGAGTAACGAACTCCCTATTAAAGCTAAGGCCCTCTGAGGCTTCCGACATAAGCAACCATGGAACACCCACGGTTCCGTTGTTGGTAACGCCAAACATTCCTATAATGTCCTGATTATCATTCACGACACTGTTGCACTCTTCAGAAACTAAAAAGGAAAGCTGAAGTCCCGCCAAGGGGGTTAGCCCATGGGAAGCCCATATTTCCCTTTTGTCTGTGTCTCGTATGTTAGGTGCTAGGTTCCTACAGTCTTTGAATTTTGAGGGTCTATAGTGTGCTGTCAAAGTCTCCGTGAGCGTAGCATATAGAAGCCTTCCCACTCTGCCGATTGGAATACACAAGGAAGAAAGCTGTCACTCTCAAGCTCAATATCTACTTGGTCTGACTTGGCTAACACTGGAAACGAAAAGGTGCCGTCATCTATGGAGACTTGCCCAATGATGTTATTGACGCTCCCAAGGTTACGTCCTGTGAAAGACTTAGTGGATGTACTGCGCCTAGCGGGTGTCACTTTGGCCTTAAAGAACCCACTATTATTAAAAACCAAGTTAAAGTTTCTTATCTGTAGTCTGCCAATGGTTATCGGGTTGTTGTCCTTTTTGACCACTTGCTCAGAAAACTTGTACTTAAAGGTAAAGGGAACCCCAGCATAAACGGTCTTACCCGCTGCTAAAGTAGCCGCTAATGCAGAGGAAGCTATAATGGCACCGTTCTGTGTCACATAGATTGCAGAACTATCGGTGTAGGGTAGTGTAGTTGTACCCCCAGTTTTCAGCTTAACCCTACGGTCCAACAGAACAGAGTGTCCAGCATCAGTTACAGATATAGCGGTGTCTTCCCCTAGGTTAATTGTCTCAAGGCAAACATCGCTGCCCCTTTTGATAACCATGAATATCTCTGATTTATTGAAGTCTACATTCAGGACAGTCCCACCGAACTTCCATTTAGACCAAGCTGATTGTAGCTTTTCTTGGGCGTTCCAATAGTACCTATAGACATACACCAGTGTTCTATCGGTGTCTGAAAGAACCAACAAAGTATCTTCATTAGAAGACGCTGTAAGCCGTGTGATTTCCCCACGAATATATGTAGGTACATGGGCCGTTATTTCAGCAGCATCGTTGGTGTTGGTGTCGTTATCTACAAAGTATTCTCGGACCCCTGAAGATGTACCTTTAGAGGTCCCAAAGAATATGTACTTCCCAGCACCTACAGGCTTGGACCTCAAGCTGGCCTCAAACTGTGTGGTAACATCTATGGATACTGTATCGGGGGCCAGTATGTCATCAGAAGAAAGAACAAACTGTGTAAGGTCTGAAAACAACAGAAGACGCTCAGAGAACGGAACAGCATGTTTAAGAATAGACACTTGGTTGTTTGATACGGCGATATCTAAGGGTCCAGAGTCCACAAGGGTAATCACAGTTCTCTGAAAGAAGTTAAAGAACGAACCAGCCTCAGACATAATTACGTTTTCATCTGACAGTAAACCAAGGCGGTTTTTGTGGAAAAAGATATCGTTAATCTTGTATCCTACAAAGGAAGGAAAATCGTTTGTTTCATCGTCACCAGCCCCACGTTCTGCCCAAGTTGCGGGTTTAAACTCAAAGGCTCCCCCAGCGGTCCTAATAAGCTGGTGAGGCATTGTAGTTTCATCAAACTTCTTAGCTATGTTAGGAGCTATGACTTCTTTCCAGACTAATTGTCCGTTTCCATCGGGGTCTGAAAGCTGAATGTAGTAATCATCTTGGCCCTTCTGGTTGTCTCCTATCACCTCAATCAAAAAGCCTTCTTTGCCTTTTGGGGGTAGTTTTTTGTAATCACTGGTTTGCCCTTTGAAAGCGAACAAAAACGTATCACCGCGAGAGTCTGTAGCTTCTACATCAAAAGCATTTCCGTCATCCCGCTTGATATACAGCGTGTTATCTAAAAGTTCCTTTGTGAACCCAGCGGGTAACGAAAGGCCACTATGCAGAGCAGACGCAATGTTGTTGGTTCTTACATCCCCTTGGTTAGCCGCACTAGAACTATCCAAAGTAGTCTTTGTAGCCGAATAGGTAGTACCATTGTAGGTCACTCGGATTGTGTAGTCAGTCTTGTAATCACCCTGTTTAACATAGAACAAAGCCTCTTCGGGCCTTGCGGTACTAAGGTCACTTGTATTCTTTGCCACGGTCTTTGTTTTGTTCACAATGAACGTATAGTCGGCAATGGTAGTAGCACTGATTTCTGTGGAAGGGTCAGACAGGCCACTAAGGTAGTTTATTGCGGTACTAGGGACAGAACTTGTGGATATCTGGGTCCCAGCCTTATCGTAAATATTTAAGGCTCCCGCTGTGATAATCAGGGTATAAAACTCATTGTCATCCCTGCGGATTGTGTGGATGAAAGCGTTGTCTACAGAGGCAGGGACATTAGGTAGTATAGCGACATGCTCAGAGGCAGGGCGTTTCTTCAGCCCGTCAACCACAGTAGACAAACCGTTTTCCTGTTCCTGTGCCTGAGTGTTTAACCGAAGTGACGGGGGCTGTTGGGAAACCCCGTTAATCAAGTTGGGTATCGAAGCTGAAACTAGAGCCATTCTAAAGGACCCTCCCGCCTACTCTGTCAATCACAGAGGCTACAGAATAATTATCAAAGATATTGTGGTCGTTTACTAAGCTGTCTGCATCCTTCAGTTCTACTAAGGCTCTCAGTTCGTCTTGCTGATGGAAACCGTGAAGTAAGTCAGAGCCAACCACGCGGTCCTGAAAGATACGGGCAGAACGAATGGTAATGTACCGCCTTGCGGATTCTGGAAGGTCTGTAAACTCAAGGACAACAACAGTATTCATTTTGATTGCAGCAGTAGCTTCAAAGTAGAATGAGTTTGTTGCTCGGTTATAAAGTTTACTGCCCCTAGCCACTACGTCTATTGTGGTACTTCTATTCTCTGCCATATCAATGCGTAGAACATCAGGACCCACCACAATCTGTAGGTCACTGTTTGGGGTAAATTCTTGTAGGTAGTTGGTGTTAAAGGCCCACCCTTGGGATTGGACCTCACGGCTTACAGAGTCCAAGATTGTCTCTGCGGTTTCGGCGTCAACCAACCCTGAAGTAAGTGAGTTTACAGGGGCTTCACCGATAGCCGTAAGAAGCGTGTTGACCGCCTCTAATTTTGTGGTTGCCGTGAGTGCCATTTGTTATGCCTTTGAGTTTTTATATTGCGCTAGTATTCTGCGGCCTTTTGCTTGGGCAGACGCTTTGTCACCAGAGTGACCCCATGCCTCTAGTGAGAGCTTCAGTCTGGTCTTCTTCCCATCCTTCATGAGTGGCCCTTTGGCTCCCCCCATTCTCACAAGAAACGAACCCTTCCGTCTTTTCTTCTCTGGGGTATCCGCTGTCTTTCTTACGGGTGGTTTCAGCGTACCCCCTGTGTAAGACGCTCGGCCCTTGGCGTTTAGGCCCCCTTCTGGGTTTTGCCCTTCTGAACGCTGCCATGCGGGTGTCCTCGACATATGGTTACGCCTTTTTCTTTAGGTATCTTCGGGAAGTCTTAGCCGACTTTTTAAAGTCATTGGCTGATGGTGCGCCTTTGCTACTAGGCTTCCTCATCTTTTCGCCAGAACCCGCAGCGATACGCTTACGCTTGGCGTGAATATTGTCGTATAAACCTTTGGTCATTCTTGCCCCCTAAAACGAAAAAAAGGGAGGCCCCAATGGGACCCCCCTCAATTTGCCATAAAGTTAACTGAGTTAACTCTTTAAGCTGCCATCAGAGCAATCGCACATGCTGGACGCAGTACGTTGTGACCCATGGCATATTTTGCCACCATCAAGGTGCCTTGACGGTTAATTTGATATTCACTCTCAACGCCCAAATCCATGAGCTTAACAGTAGCAACAGCATCGCGTGTCATAATCATGCCACGGACTTTTGCAGCAAGGTCAACTAGGTTAACCCCGTCTGTTGTTGTGTTAGTGATATCGTAGGAAGTAGTCCGACCAGAACCAGCAGTGTTTGCCAGAGGACGGTTGCCTTTTGACTGACCTTTAGAGCCGCCAGAAGTTTCCAACAAATCAGCAGTAACCAAGTGATTACTCATCATTACTGGCATACCCGCAATCGAAGGTACGCTTCCAGAAGCAACAGAGCCGTTACCGCCAAAGTCACGGTTCATAAACGTCAGTTTACTACCGTCAGATACGTCCATAAGGGCGTAGTATTGGTCAGGTGGCAGAACAACAACAGCACCAGAATCGTAAGGTACGTTCTTCTTGTCCATTTCCTTCTTGGCGTCAAAGATTGACTTAGCGATTTTCGCAGGGTCAATAATATCAGCACTACTACCAGAACCAATGGTCACGTTGTCAGTGAAGTCTTCTTCAGTAAACGCAGTGTAGTCCTGTACCAAAGCGCCAGCGCGAGTAGCGTTAGTAGATAGCGCGGCTTTAATGGCAGTCCGAAGGATGTTTTTGTCAGCCTCAGTAGCCAGAGCGATACCAGCTTCCTTGGAATAGGTTGAACGAACATCATAGTGATTAATAGCTTCATCTATCGAAGTGATAAATTGACTAGAAATCAGCAAGTCATCAATGGTGACAATACGTTCCGAAGCCCGTACTTTTCCACCAGTAATTTCATTGCCAGGGGTGTGATATTCCGCTGTGGTACGTCCCAGCATCGGGAAGGACGCTGATTTTCCCTTAGTGATTGTGCGAGTGCGAACAAGTGGCATCATGATGTTCTTAGCTTCAAAGCTAGTGAGAACTTCACCAGCATATAATTTTAAGAACAGGTCACGCACATCACCAGAGAGGTTAGTTTGGCCCAGCCTAGATACGTCATAGGTTGGGTTTGAAGCAGCTTGCATAGCCATTTCGTTTACCTCGTTGGTTAATGTTATTAGGTTTGCACACTCAGCCCTTTAGTCACTCACTTTCGCCTCAGATTGTCCCTCGCAAGGGGTCAGCGGTTAGTTGCTTGTTCGTTATGTGGCCTTGTGAATAGTAAAGGGCGACCCATGGGGAGGATATAGGGTCGCCCACTCTAGTTTGCTTGTGGGAGACAGGACTAGAGAACCGAAGACCGCTGTAGTTTCTTAGCTACTTGGTCACGGTATGCAGGGTCTTTCTCGTACCTTGGGTCAGACATTGCAGAGGTGATTTCTGCTAGACTTTGGTAAGACCCCACTGACGAATTAGAAACCTCACCTTGTACTAGGTTTGGTTCGCTCCCAGCGTCAGAACGGAAACGTGCCGATAGACCTTGGATAGCGAACATAGCTTTGCCCGTATCCCCACTGTCTACCGCTGCATTAAAGGCGTCTTGCTCAGGCTCCGATAGATTATTGGTTGCCCAGTCCATCATTTGCCCATAGTTTTCTTCACCACCAGCTATATTAAACGCCTGTTGTCTGGTGGCATCCACAATGGCCTTCTGACCATCAATGAATTGGTCTACAATGTCTGAAGGTATACCAGCGGCTTCAAGCTGGTTGTATTGGTCTTCTGACAACCCATCGTTTTGCCAGAAATCCTCGGACATTGTGTTGAAGTCAATTCCCTTATCTGAAAGGTACTCTTTGACTTCCTCATTCCCCATTTCATCAACAGCACCCGCTTCGTCTGTGTCACCTTGTTTATCATGGAATTGACGTTCAAGGTTTGCATAAGCATCTGCCATATCTTTAGGGGAATTGAATTTCTCAGGTAGCCACTCTGGGCGTTCCTCTTGTTGGTTGTTTAAACCTTCGGCCTTTTGCACCATTTCCTGCACATAGGAAGGGTCTTCGGGCGTTTGTTCTTGGTGTGTGTTGAGTGCTTCAACCATATTTCTTACTGTCTCCACTGGTTAGTTAGGCTGAAGGTTCTCTGGGATTTGTTCAGCCAGCTTTGGTGCTGCCCTTTCAGCCATGTTAGCTAGTGTTTGGTTCCCAAGTTCTTGCTGTTGGGCCTCTTGTGCCGCTTGCATTTCTTGGGCTTTCTGCTCCGCAGATTTAACTAGCCCACCAGTATCAATCCCTAGGGACGCCCCAAGACGGTCTATGTAGTCTTCAACATTTAAGTTCTGACTGATAATCTCAGGGCCTAATGGCTGTAGGAAACTCAGGAATTGAGATAGTTTGTTCAAGTCCTGTCCACGACCAAGAGCTTCCAAGCCAGTAACAATCTGAGGCTTTACGGAATCCTTGGGCATCTTTGGCATCTTGCCTGTTGACTCAAGGCGAGCCAGCAAGAGCTTAACAAGCGGTAACTGAAACTCTTGGGAGAGAATACTGTAGACACCACCAAGGGCTGTTTCTAGCTCCTGTGCAGAATACCTTATTTCTTCCGCTGTGACACGTTCCGCATTTCTTTGAATGGCACTATTCAACAGGAACGCAAAGGAAAGACGTTCTGTAATAGTTGAGGCTGTTTCTTGGGCTACCCTGAAGTCATTGTACTTCTGTACCTGAAGGGTAGTTACGTCATTAGCATCCCCTTGGACGATAGCCCCATTGGGGGCCTTGGCTAATGTCGATTGTTTGGTTGTTCCGTTGGGCCTTACCAGAAATAGTACCTTTGAAGACGCCGCAGCACCCTCGACAATAGCTCTCGTAAGAGCCTCAAGACTTCGTAAGTCACCTATATACTCTTCTACATACCCACGCCCATAATCCTCTCCATCAATCCTAATAAATCTCAGGGGAATGAACGGGAGTTTTTCAAGGGGAAAAGTACCTTGGGTACTAGGGATAACGAACCCTTTTACTTCCTGATAAATCTCAAACTTATTACCTTTGCGACAAATGTAGGTGTATAGGTCACAGTTCTTTGTTGTGTCCCTATCATACTCTTCAGAGGTCGCTATGATTTCTTGGGCTTCTTTAGGAAGCATCATAGGAGAAACAGTCTCCTTAGTGATAATTTCCAGTACGTTACCCATGGTATCGCGTTTGACCACATAGCGGTCTAATCGAAACACTTTCATACCACCAGTTTTTGGCAGATAGACCAGAGCGTTCCCTGACACGATAAGTTGCTTTAGGGCTTCATGCACAGGGACCCTAACGGCAGTAGCTTCAATCTCTTGCATTGCCGCCCGTTCTATTCGGGACAAGGCTTCCTCAACGGCTCCCCTAGCGTCCTTCCCTGCAAGCTGTTCGATATCAAAGTCATCAATAGATAACCGAAAGAACGGCGAGTTAGGAGGCAAGAGGGTCATAAGGAGTTTAGAGGCTAGGTTATTGATACCTCTGGCACCCACCGACTGATAAGGCGTTTTATACAGGGTAGAACCTGAGTGTCCTTCGGGTGGTACAAGTGTTGGAATGGTTAACTCAGAGGCATCTCTGCCGCGCTCTAGGAATGAGTGCCTGTGTGACTCTAGCTGTGTGTACCTACCAGCTACAGACTTATTTTGTGCGTTTAGCATGGCACCCTCTTTTTAGTATAAACCACCCGAATACTTATCTTTGTCTGGACCCTTACCACCAAAGCCAAGCCCTGTGGTTCTGCTGGTGCTTGGCGTTGAGGCTGTAGTCATTGTAGATTTGGATTTTTTACCTGAACCCATGACGTTCATTGGTGTGTCTCTATAAGCTCTGCCCACAGTCCCACCACCGTCACCTTCACCCGAAGTTCTTACAGGTGCAGCGGTGCGTTTAGGGTTATTGTAGGCTTCATGCGAAATGTACTCTACACCCGTACACATCTTTAGGCACTCTTAGGAATTGAGAGGCCAGAACCAGACATAGGTGTACCCACATCGTTCTTCTTAGCGATACGAAAGGCTTTCTTGCCCTTAGCTTTCTTCTTTAGGGACGCACTGTCGCTATCAACCGCATCAAAATCCACTGTCTTTGTGTTCAAGACAGCCGCAGCGGGTGCTGATGCCCCAATAGTAGGTGTCACTGTTTTTTGCTCTGGCATGACAACTGTTTTCTTAGGTAGGCACATGGTTAGTCCTCTTCTTCAAACTCTGTAAGTTGGCGTATCTTTTCGATGACGCTTTGTTGGCCTTGCAGATAACGGAAGTCTTCAGCGGTCAGAGAGATATCCATAGGAATCCTGTCTGGGTACTGAGCTTCAAGGTACTGTAGAACCTCTTTTGATATCAGCGGTGTGCCTGTAAATATTTTCATGGTGGTAAACCCGATAATGTCCAAGAAACGAAAAAGGGCCGCCCGAAGGCGACCCGAAGTTAGTTAACCCAGTTAACAATCCCTAAAGCTCACAAGTACCACCCGTACATGCTAGTTCCTGTGAAGCAACTGTCATGTCATTAGCTTCCCTGTAAGCCGAGAAAGAAACTGAGGGCATTTTACCCTTAAAATCAGAGTATTGCAACTCGTTTATTTCTTCATAAGGTGCTTGTATGTAGGTGTGTTCATCGTCTTCCCTAGGTAAAAACGACACGCCCCCAACATCTTTAAAGTTCTGATACACGTAATCAGCAACTCCAATCCACTCGTCCTCAGAGACATACACGGTGATACTGGGGTTATGCTCTGTCCAGTGCTTTCTATACAGCATCCACAAGCGAAGCTGGTCCATGGCAGACATTTCGTGCCTAGTCACAGATTGATATGGTGACTCAATAGGGAAAGAGAAAACCAAGTTGTCTTTGTTATATTTATCCTCTTCGCTGGGGATACCCGCATCCACCATCCATGTTGCCAGAGGGTCCTTTACATCTGCCCGTACACGCCGAATGTAGTGTTTGGCGTATCGTGGGTGAATCCCAGAGGCAGACGAACTAAGCTGAGAAACCGTGCCGCTAGGTTTGACGCAAGTGGT